AGTGCATCAGCAATTACATCTTGTGTTTGGCTAATGGTTGCTGCTGTCCAACCAAAACGTATAGCACCGTCGCCGTTGGTACCAATGTTAGCACAATTACCTCCTGATACGCCTGCCCACGAACCGTCGCCATTGTTATCTGTACTTTGTATTAAGCATCCTGAGGTTGCACTCCATTCGCCTACATACCCTCTATGCCACGCACTATAAGTCATAGAGTTATCTAACAATGGATCAAAGTAGGTTCTGTCTTCTTCAAGATAAGTAGGATCGCCAGGCAAGCCATAGATAATGGAGGTATCTACTGTGCCAGTAGTACCATCACTAAAGGTAGTTTCCTGTGCTAAACTATTAGAGGCCCAAAAGCAGGACCATAAGCCCAGCGCCAAGGATGCCTTTAACAGCACCTTCCGCTTGATCATTACGTCTTGTCTCCTGTTCTATGTTTGTTGGTTGTAGCTCAGGATTTAGTTCCCACTTCTCTTTTGCCTCTGCACCAATAGAACCATCAAACGGGCAAGGCGTACCTGCCATTTCCATAGCACGATATACACTTGCATCTTGACACATTAGCGCAACTGCTGCTACCTTCATACCCATATTGTAGAGTGTTTTAGAATTTTTTAAACGTTCACAATTTAAATCACGAACGTGTCCGCCACCTGACACACCTACAATTTGTGTTTGAACAGCACCAGAATATGTCACAGTACAAGTATCATTGCCGCCTAACATCACAGTAGGTGCAATAGCACTTGGTGGAGGTGATATGATTTCTTGTCTTATATCACTTGTATTGTTATTGTTATTATTATTTGTATTATTATTTGTATTATTGTTTGTATTTGTACTTGTGCTAGTGTTTACGTTTGTGTTATTGTTGGTGTTGGTGTTAGTGTTGTTACTGGTAACATTACTTGTGCTATTAACTGTTTGGTTGATATTAGAATCTGTAGTTTGATTCACGTTTTGATTGATTGTTGAATCACTAGTTTGGTTAATAGTTGTGTTATTAGTATTTGTATTTGTATTAGTGTTTGTATTATTTGTACCACCACTTAATATATTATTATTTGTGTTGGTAGTTGTACTGTTAATAGTAGTGTCGTTGGTATTAACGTTTGTGTTAGTATTAGTATTATTTGATGTACTGTTAACTGTGGTGTTATTTGTATTCAAATTAGTATTAGTATTTGTATTCGTAGAGGTAGTTGTACTGTTAATAGTAGTATCGTTGGTGTTCAAATTGGTATTTGTGTTGGTTGTTCCGCCACTTAGCACATTGTTATTTGTATTGGTACTAGTAATAGTTGTATTATTAGTATTCAAATTGGTGTTGGTATTTGTACTATCAATCGTTGTATTGTTAGTGTTCGTATTTGTATTCGTGTTGGTACTAGTACTATCAATTGTACTAGTATTAGTGTTGGTGTTATCTGTTGTTACATTACTATTTGTTGTAGTTGTTGAGTCATTGTTTGTAGTGACATAACTAGTTGAATCGTAACTAGTTCCGTCTATTACAGTTTGTGCGCTTATCTGTCCATTCAATGCTATCAACAGAGCACCTAGCAGACTATATCTTATTATTTTGTTCATTATTGCCCTCACTAGTATTTATTGAACACTTGCCCACAAATATTTATCGGTCAAACTGTTAAAAATTTAACACCTACTTTATAAATACACTATGAAGCAAGATGAACAAGAAGCGTTTTTTGAACTATTTGACGAATTAAAGTATAATCATTCTGATAATATTTCTAAAACACTGCCTGACGAAATTGACGATTTCATAATTGATAAAATTAAAGATGCTTTAAAAGAAAACAACAACAATCAAACTCGTGCAAGTGATTGTTTAGGTATCAAACGTACTACACTAATTGCTATGTGCAAGCGTCTTAAAATATTTTAATGATCGTAAACTACGGTTCTGTTTGGATCAACTTTTACAGGTTTACAATACGCTGTTATTCTATGTTCTGTAGGAACTTCCCATTTGCTTCCATAGTTTCCATATTGTCTTACTACCCGTTGAGCATAATACTGACAAACATCTATACTTCTAAAATACATAGGATTAGGTTCTTGTTTATCAGCTATCAATACCATCAAAATAAATGCGTGAATCATTTACCATTTACCTTGACTTACACCTAAGATCCACATATTTTTTCAACTAACATTTTTTTAAGATATTCTCTACCTTTAAGAAACTCTGTTATCTTGTTGTTTGTTTCAAATGCATTAGTTGTAAGTGGCATTGCTTCGCCAACCATAACTGTATCTTCAGGTAGTATCTCTGCAACGTGTAGATCTTTTTTAAATTTTACCATTTACCTTGTCCTACTCCAATATAATAAAACACCACTGTCAAAATTCCTGCTCCAATAACTGCTGCAATTAAGCCTACAGTCCATTCTAGTATTTTCTGCTTACGTTCTTCTGCTGCGTAAACTGCTTCTTTCTGTTGTTTACGCATTTGTGCTTCAATACGAATTATTTCATCCCAAGCACTTGGACCGTAGTATAATGAAATGTAACTGCGTAGTTCTTCACGCATTTCTTTGGCTTTTTGTTTATGTCCCCAGATTTCTAATGCATTTTGTTGTATTTGGCTTGAGCCAAATAGCTTTTTAAATATCGGAGGATTTTCTGCTTGTTTGTGAGCAAAGTCTAAATCAGAAATGGCCTTGGACCATTGTCCAAGTTGTGTTCCCATATCTTGTATTTCTCTGCCTACAGAAATTGCTTGTTTGATGCCATTGTACGCTGCGGTTGCCATTCCAATGGCGCTGACTGGATCTATCAAATAATGCCCTTTCTTTGATAGAAGAGCCCTCACGCTCTACACTAGTATTTATGCAAAATTCTAATTATGCTGCGTTACTAACAATTAAATTTACTGCCCACATTAGAAACATAAAACAACCTATGCAGGAAACACCTATGATAGTCCCGTCTATATACATTGCTTGTTTAGCTGCTCGTCTTCTTGCCTCTGCTATTCTTGCTTCGCGAATGCGTCTACGTTCTAACATCATATCTTCGTAGAATTGGCTTTGACCAGAATACAATAAGAACTCTCGTAGTTCTTTTTCTAACTGCATAGTTTTGTGTTTTGCTGCTGTTATTTCAAGTGCTTGTGCTTCTACACTTGTGCCGCTGAAAAGTCTCTTAACTTTAGAACCTTCTTTGTGTTCAACACTTGCTTCTGCTATACTTTCTTTAGCATCAAAGAATTTACCAAATGCACTTGCAACGTCTTGGGCTTCACGCCCCATTTCTATTGCACGTTTAATGCCATTGTAAGCAGATGTTGCCATACTTACTGCGGCTGCAATTTCTACCATACTTACGCCCTCGTAGTAAAGGTAATACACCGAGCCTTCAATGTATATAGTATTTATGTAATACAAGTCATAAAAATAGGGCCCGTAGGCCCTATTTTATTTTACTACAAAGCTAAACTTAGCTGAAGCTTACATTACCATCGGTAATTGCAACTGCTGCTAAGTAGTCTGCTGCGTTACCTAGAGACGAAGCAGTATTTGATAGCTCAACATATCCATAACGTGTCATGAATGATACTGTTGGCTCAAATGTGCTTGGATCTAGTACAACGCCTGAGCTCATTAGTGGGATATATGGGCAGTAGAACGCTGCTGCGTCTGACTCTGAAGTACCCTTATAACCAACAAGAACGTTAGCATCGTCTGCTGCATATGTGTTCACATATACTTTCATTGCGTTGTTTAGTGTACCAACCATCTTAGTGTTAGTTGGAGCCTCAAAAGCACCTTCAGTTGTACGAGCAAACGCTGAAGTAGTTGCTGACTGTAGAATTGTTAGCGCGAATGGGCTAACAACTGCCCAGTTACCAGCACCACGACGTGTACGCTGTGCAATCAAGTTTGATGCTCTGTTGATTTGAACTGCTAGTGCAGCATGCTCGTCACCAACGAATGTAGCAGTACCTGAAACAGCAGCTTGGTCGTATGTTTCAACTGCACCACCTGCTAGTGTACCTAGTGAAGCAAGAACTTCTTGGTCAATTTCAGCGGTAATTTCTTGTGCTAGAGCAGCCATAATTTCTGCTTCAACATCAATACCATGCTGTGACTGAGCGTCCTGAGCTGCCTCAAATGTCCAGCGAGCTGACAACTTACGTGTCTTAGCTTCGACTGTTTGCTTGAGGATCTGGATGCTTAGTTGGTTACCAGCAGTACCTTCAGCAGCCGCAGTAGCATTAGCTACACCTGCTGTAGAACCTGAATATGCTTCAGCAATTTTGAATGGGCTTAGAGCTTCTTCGCCTGCTGTTGCACCTGATGCACCTGTACCATATGTGTCAGTGTAACGAACACGTAAAGTATGGATTTGACCAACTGGTCCAGTCATTGGTTGTACACCAACTAGTTCATTAGCAATAACTGTTGGCATAACACGTCTGATCACTGGTAGGATCACACGGTTTAGTGTTGCAACGTTACCCGCTGACGTTGCGCCCGCTGTAGCACTTTCTGACAAGTACTTGCGAGTGTTTTCTAGCGTAGCAGCCATAACAGACTTCTTGTTGCCTTGCAAGCCTTCAAGAAGAGCAGTTTTGGTGTCCTGCCAGCGGCTTTCTAATAGTTCTGACATCATAATCTCCTTAATTTAATCCAGCAAGACGTTTAATGTCAACAACATTGTTGTCTGTTTCGTCTGCTTTATTTTGTGTCATTGTTTCTGTACGATTGCCTGTAACTTCGGTGCCTTCTGTGATAACTGCCTTACGCTTTGCTGGAGTATTCCCATCAATAACTGATGGCAAGTACTTATCGAACTGTTTTTGTAAACGGTCAGTTTGTACTGATTCCAGTAAGTCTGTCATAATCTCGCGCTGGTCGTTGCTTAGTGGCGCAACCAGTTCGTTCATAATTTTTTCTCTACGTGCAGATTCAATTAAACGCTGTTTTTCTTTGCTTACTGATTCTGTTAGAGATTTTGCTTTTGCAGCAAATGCTTTTGCTTCTGATAGTTGCTTGTCCTTAACGGCAAGTACTTTTAGAAGTTTGCTTGTTTCACTATTTTCATTTAAATGTGAAGAAGTGTATTCAGCTGCAAATGCTTCAAATATTTTACGACCAAAGTCGTTGCTTCGTGCTGCATCAATATCTTCTTTAAGTGCAGTGATCTCTGATTTAAGACCTTTTGCAACCATTTCGGATACTGCTGTAGCACTTCTTTCGATAAAGTCTTTTTTAACTTTTGCGAAGTGTGTTTTAGCTTCACGTACTAAACGTACTTTTGTTTCTGCTAAATCTTTCTTGTCTTCATAAAATTCTGCAATTTCATTTGATAGGGCTTCTACTACAAATTCTTCTAGCTTGGCATAGTTTTCGGCCATTGCTACTTTATCTGCACGTAGTTCTGTAATTTCTTTTTGTAGTTGTTCTACAACGAAACCTTTTAGAAGCTCTGAGTTTTCGCGCATTGCAATAGCATATTTTGCTTTTGCTTCTGCTAATTGTTTGCGATCTTCTGCAAACTCTTCGATTTCTTCAGCAAGACGCTCTTCAAGCAAAGTGTCAATGGCTTCTACCATTGTTTGCTTGTCGTGCTCGTACTTTTGAGCAAATTCTTCACGAAGATCGGCAGTTACTGACTGCTTATTTTCACGAACTTTTGCTTCCCAAGCTTCTTCGATTTGAGCCCTGATCTCTTCCGATACTACATCATTTTCAAAGAGTGTTTTCAGTGCATCTATCATTTTTATTTCTCCTGGTTTACTGGAGTTTGTTGATTATGTTAATCAACGATTCCTTTAGATACTTTTGTGCCTTAGTGTCGTGTTTAGTAGCCTGTGCTAGTTCGTATGCCTTATATCCCCCACGGGCGTTCATAAGGTGCTCGTAGATTGGTGTTGGATATGCACCAGGGGCGCTAGGCTGAGCCACAACGTCCACAGTGATTATTTCAAAGTCGGATACGGTATTACTGCCGTCTTCCGAAACGTTACCAGAGCCCCTAGAGGAAACACCCAGCTTAACGCCGCTTTCAAGCATTGTTT